GAATTTGAGAGAGGCTATAATGGAGTTCTGTCCATCTCACCTAATGAACCATTAGATGTATATCGGAAGAGGATCAGATATTATACCGCCTCCAACTTAGTTGGATACAGTTATACTCAGGTTTTCAACTTTGTCAACAACAAATTAAGGGGATGGAAAAAATGAACGAGAAATACGAAATCAATTTGATAGGGGATCGCTACAGAAATAAACTTGACAAATCAAGAAAAAAAGATATATATGTTAACTTACTAGAGAAGTTTTATAGACATCTTATCAAAGGTGGTAGAGGTACTGGAGTACATCTTCCTCATTCCAGAGTTTTTTATGTTCGAGCAGCGATGCGAGAGGATAAAGAGTTTATAAAAAGGTTAGGTTATGTGCCTACCTTAGAGGAAGTAGAAAGAGCCCTTGATGCAGAAAGCAGAGCAGGGCGAGGAGTGTATGAGAGCAGTGACTAGGTTTTCCTTTACTCACACATTAAATAGTCCCTCTATGAGTTGGCCTTACGTCTGTGGAGTTCGAGTCAGCATCCGAGATCTAGCAATTCCATTCGGAAGATAGCTAAATCGGTTGTGAGTATTGGATTGAGGGGTGTGTTTGTCATACCCCTCATAAACTAGATAGGGAAATGGAAAAAGAGATATACAACATATGCGTGTGTATCTTAGGGGTGATAGGTTTATATTTAGGTGTAGCATCACTACTAAGTAACATGGGAGGGGTGTTCATAGTAACACTTCCTTTGAATATTTTGTTTGTCTATTGGTATTCAAAGAGGTTGAAACTAAATGGCTAGGAAGAAAACAAAACCTATTAGACGCACTACCAAAGGTAAAGGAGCTAACTACCGACCTACAAAACAAGGTGCAGGTATGACAGCTAAAGGAGTAAGAGCCTACCGCAAGAAGAATCCTGGCTCTAAATTGAAGACTGCTGTAACAGGCAAAGTCAAGAAAGGCAGTAAAGCTGCCAACAGAAGAAAGTCTTATTGTGCAAGATCATTAGGACAACTCAAGAGGAGTTCGGCAAAAACAAAAAATAATCCGAACTCTCGTATTAGACAAGCAAGAAGAAGGTGGAAGTGTTAAATGGCTGCAAAAAAGAAAAAGAAAACAACTAAGAAAAAAGGTGCTAAACCTACGAATCCTAGCCTATATGCAAGAGTAAAAGCAGCAGCTAAAAAGAAGTTTAAAGTTTATCCTTCAGCTTATGCTAATGGGTGGTTAGTTAGAGAATATAAAAAGCGTGGTGGTGGTTACAGATAATGCACTATACTAAGAAACTAGATAAAGTAATTAAGGGTTTAAAAAAAGCATCTAAGTTACATGCAGGTCAAGCTAAAATTTTATCAGGCATAAACAAAGATCAAAAGAAAAGATATAAAAAACCTAAGAAACATCTAATACCTAAAAAGTAATAGGAAAAAGTAATGGCTAAACCTACAGGAGGATTGACAGCGTGGTTCGGTAAAGGACCTAAAGGGGACTGGGTAGACATAGGAGCACCTAAGAAAAAAGGAAAGTTTCAATCTTGTGGCAGAAAATCTGCTAAGAAGAGTAAAAGAAAATATCCTAAATGTGTTCCTAGATCAAAAGCTAAAAGTATGACAGCATCACAAAGGAAGAGTGCTGTTAAAAGGAAGAGGTCAAAAGCACAAGGCGTTGGAGGAAAACCTACCAATGTTAGAACTTTCGCAAAGAAACGAAAGAGAACAACAAAAAGGAAAAAGTAATATAGGAGATAATTATGAAAAGATTACTAACAATTGCTATTATAGGTCTTACTCTTACAGGATGTGCAGCATCACAAATATCTTTGACTGCGTCAGCACCTAAAGGTAAAGACTTAGATATCACTATTAAGACTAAAGAACAAAAAGCTGAATAGCATGGATAGAGCTAGGAATGAACGTGGTCATTACATTGCAGATGATCCAGGAACTAAAGATGTTAATGAAGCCTTTAAACCAATTAAGTATTATCTAATAGAAGAAAAGATACTTAATCTTATTCTACAGAATGTGGCACAATTACCACATGTCTTAATAGATCCAAAGACTAAGAAAGTTATACAAGAAGTAGAGGAGTAATATCCATGCCAATGGTTGGAGATAAAAAGTTTTCTTATACTGATCAAGGTAAAAGAAAAGCAAAACAATACGCTACTGAAACAAGTAAGTTAATGCATGTTGGCTACCGAAAAGGAGGAGGAGCTTTGAAAGTTGATTCTCCAAAAGGTAAGAAATGTTTATTTGGTATTAAGAAGTAATGGCTATACCTACTTTTAAATCGTCAGCAGTAGCCTTATCATCAACCAATAGGACAACGATATATACAACTCCAAGCCTATCAAGAGCAGTAGTAACTTCTGTAATGATAGCAAATGTTGATGCATCAAGTGCAGCCACAATAAAACTAGAGTGGTACGATGCGTCAGCAACAACATACTTCGCACTAACTGGAGCATATAGTGTTGCAGCAAATGGCTATTTGATTATATCAGATTCCCCTATGTATTTTGATGCAGGCGATTTACTAACAGCTACAGCAGGTGCAGCAGATGACTTAACAGTTACAGCTTTCGTAGAAGAATATTCAACAGGATTTTAAATGGCAAAAGAATTAACAGAAAAACAAAATGCTTTCTTAAATGCTTTATTCGGTGACGCATTAGGTGATTATCGAATGGCAATGGACATTGCAGGATACGCTCCTTCAACTACAGTAAGAGATGTTACATCAGGACTACAGGAAGAGATCCTGCAAGGTTCAAGAGAGTATCTAGCAGCGAATGCTCCAAAGGCAGCGATTGCTATTACAGGCGTTATAGATGATCCAACAGAACTAGGAAATAGAGATAAACTAACAGCAGCAAAGGATGTGTTAGATAGAGTAGGTGTAGTTAAACAAGAAAGACTAGAAGTGAATACTCCTTCTGGTTTATTTATTTTACCTGCTAAAAAGGAAGATGATGATGGAGATTCAGTATAAAAGAAAACTAGGTTCAACAGTTCCATTTGGATGGGAACTTGTTGGAGAGTCTAAAGATTTATTAAGAAGTATCCCAGAGCAACAAGAATTATTAGAACAAGCGAAAGGATACACTAAAGGATCAAGTCTACGAGAAGTAGCGAAATGGTTATCAGCAAAGAGTGGGAGATCAATATCTCACGTAGCTCTTTACAAAATGTTGAAAAAAGATGAAAGCGAAAGAAATAGAAAAGCAGCTAACATCAGATGGCAGCGACTTAAAACCCAGGCAAGGGAAGAAACGCAGGAAGACCTCCAAGCGGAAGCGGAACTATACGAAAATAGTAAGGCCAAAGCCCAAGTCTCAAGCTAATATAATAGAAGCTGACGCATCTGAGAAAGATATTACAATACCTGAAGAGCATGAACAGAACGTGGTCTTCAAGCCTAATGATGGTCCACAGACAGACTTCTTAGCATCAAATGAAAAAGAAGTTCTATATGGTGGTGCAGCAGGTGGTGGTAAGTCATATGCCTTATTAGCAGATGTGTTGCGTTTTTGCAACCATCCACATCATAGTGGTTTGATACTGAGAAGAACCAATGATGAGCTAAGAGAGTTGGTATTGAAAAGTCAGGAATTATACCCACAAGTATTTCCTGGTGCTAAGTGGAGTGAACGAAAGTCATTATGGACATTTCCTTCTGGTGCACGTATTTGGATGACATATCTTGAACAAGACAAAGATGTGTTGAGGTATCAAGGACAGTCGTTTACTTGGATAGGTGTAGATGAGTTGACACAATATGCTTCACCTTATGCTTGGAACTATTTACGTTCTCGTCTTCGTACAGTAGATGCTGATCTACCAACGTATATGAGGGGAACAACAAACCCAGGTGGTCCAGGTCACTTATGGGTTAAGAAGATGTTTATTGATCCTTCGCCTTTTAACTCATCGTTTTGGGCAACGGATATAGAAAATAATGAGGTACTAAGATATCCAAAAGGTCATGCCTTAGAAGATAAGCCTCTATTTAAAAGGAGATTTATACCTGCTAAACTTACTGATAATCCCTATCTGTCTAGAACAGGTGAATACGAGGCAAACCTTTTATCTCTTCCAGAGGTACAGCGTAAGCAACTTTTGGAAGGATCTTGGGATATTGCAGAGGGTGCGGCATTTAGTGAGTTTAATAGGGATATCCACGTTGTTGAACCTTATGCGATACCCAGTTCTTGGAGAAAGTTTAGGACTTGTGATTATGGGTATTCTAGTTGGTCCGCATGTTTATGGGTAGCAGTAAGACCAGATAATAAATTGATTGTGTATAGAGAGTTATATACGAAGAAGAAAACAGCAGACGAATTAGCTGATATGATATTACAGATAGAGCATGAAGCTGATGAAAAGATTTGGTATGGTATATTAGATTCATCCTGTTGGCATCAAAGAGGTCAAACAGGACCTAGTATAGCAGAAGCAATGATCCTTAAAGGATGTAGATGGAGACCTTCAGATAGATCTAAAGGAAGTAGAGTAGCAGGGAAAAATGAATTGCATAGATTATTAAGAGTAGATGAAGAAAGTAAAGAATCAGGTATTGACTTTTTTAAGAATTGTATTAAACTTATATCTGAAATTCCACAGATACCTTTAAGTAAATCTAACCCTGAAGATGTAGACACTAAAGTAGATTACGACCATGGATATGATGCACTAAGATATGGCATCATGTCTAGACCAACTCCTAGAGGGTTGTACGACTTTTCCGAAACAAGTTGGAAAAAACCTTGGAAACCTGCTGACCAAGTATTTGGATATTAAACATGGATGAAGAACAAAAATTAGAAACCGAAATAGGTTTAGACACAGACGATACAGAACAGAATACATTATCAAGTTTTGTTTTAAGTAAATTTAATTCTGCTAGTGACTCTCGTTACTCACAAGAAGAAAGATGGATGACAGCGTATAGAAACTATAGAGGAGTCTATGGATCTGAAACACAATTTACTGAGCAAGAAAAAAGCCAAGTCTTTTTAAAGATTACTAAAACAAAAGT